AGGATTAATTTGAGTCACATCCTCATATCCTCTATCTATAGCTATATAATCTTCCCCCTCAATCATACTTGTGTTCATACTCATAGAAGTATAAAAGGTAGAGTATTTTAAAAAACTACCCTGACCAAGCAATAATGAACAACTAAGAGTTGCAAATAATACAAACCATAAAACTATATTACTAATATCTATTCTCATTATTTTGTCACTACAAACATTTCTAAATCACAAACTGCTGTATGAGCTACTGCTGAGACCACAAAGGCTGCTGGTAATGTATTCCCAGCTGCTCCACCATGTGTGATTATATTAGCCACTAATATATCTCCATCTGTAGCTATCCATTGTCCACTTGGACAAATATAACTCATTCCTGGGTCTAATCTTACACAAAAAGCTTCTGTCGCAGATGCTGGACTTGTAGTAAGTTCAGCTAAATTAGCAAATTTAAGCCATATTGGATATTCAGAATCTAAGTTAGTGAATCTTGCGTATTCAAACTCAGAAAAAGTAACATCACCAGCACCATCTGGTTCTGCTGTTACTCCAAGAACATGAACAAACTCTTGTGAAGCAGAAGCTATTGGTATTGATAAAATTCTTTCATAAGCCTCATTACAAGAACCTATAGCTTTAGTATTTGTATTACCATAACTCTTTCCATTTAATGTTATAGAGTCTGTAACTGTCGTTGTGAATGTTGAGTTTACTACTGTTGTTGCCATGTTATTTATTTATTAAGTTAATTATTTAAATATTTGTTATTGTTAATTCAACTGTTCCGTTTATGTAATATGTTCCTGTAGCTGGAGCTGTTGTATATAATACTAATCCTTTATTAGCTACTATTGTTGAGACACAATTAAGTTCTCTAACAACTAATTCACCAGCAGGAACAGAATCAGTTACTGCTCCTATTATACCTAAAACTTGTGTAGCTCCTGCTGTTGAACCATCTTCAATTTTGGCTTCAGCAAAAACAAAATTTACACTTTGTGTACCTGGGTTTGAGTGCCAAACTGAGTAGTGTATTTTAACTGATTGAACATTGGAAGTCATAGTTAAAATAGACCTTTTAGGTACATCTACAGAGTTAATAGTTGTGGGCATAACTGTTACAACTAAATTATTACTAAGACCCTTATTACTGTGACCCATAAAAGGAGATGAATGATACTTATTATAATATGAAGCACTTTTAGGTACAATATAAGCACTAAATTGATGATATTCTTTTCCTGGTATTGTAGTTATCTTGCCTGTATCTTTCCAGGTTATTTGACCAGATGTGTCAGCATGTAAAAGTTGCTCTCCTACATAAGTTTTTGTGTTAAGAAATAAAAATCCAGTATTACTATCTACACTATCTTTGGAATTTTTCATACCAGTTATAGTAATTTTTCCAGTACCATTAAGAACGCTGCCCATAGTAAAAGAAGCTGTTGCATCTAAAACAGTAACTGATGCCTGTATTGCAGTAGCTATTGCTATAGCTGTATCATTAGCTGCTATAGTGATTGGTGCTTGTGTATAACCTGCTGTTGGAGTAAATGCTGTTGCATCACCAGTTACAGCAATATGAAATTCTATAAAAGAGGAAGCAGTATAATAAACATAAAATATTGTATTATGTAAATTACCAGCAACATCAGCACCACAAGTTATTACTGTTGTTAAATCAAAAGGAGAAGATTCCCAATCTAAAGAACCATCCACATTCTTAGTTACAACACTTGAATTATTAGCAACGCTAAAGTCTTTAGGTGAATGTATTTGGTCGTTAGGTAAGTCTGAATGAAAGTTTGTAGCCATATTAATATAGTATTATTCCATTTTTTTTACTTACACCCCCAGCATTTTCATTACAATAATCAGGGAATGAAGATAAGTTATCAGATAGAAAATTTGTCATTTTCAACAAAAGTGTTTCTGATTTTTTATATGTCTCGCTTCTTAAAAAGCTTAATTTTTTAGCATTTACAGGAACTGTAAAATCAGCAACATTTTCAACAACACCTTGAGAGGTTGTATTATATGTCATGTCTGGTAACATTTCAAATTTAACACAAAAAGAAAGATAATCCTTTATGTAATTATGAAGCTTACCATTAGGTCTATCAAATGTTAATGTTGTAGCAGCATTAGTAACTATTGCTTTTCCAGAAACTGTAAAAGAAGTAACAGCACCAGGAACATTTACAGTTAATATTTTATTTAAACCACAATCATCATTATCTAATATTGGTAAACCAATACCACTAACAAAATCTCCAACTTTAATAAAAGAGTTAGCAGCACATGTTATAGTTGTACTACCTAAAGTAACACCACAAGGCTGTATATCAGACCAAACTACTGAAGAGTTTATATCATCATTAATTTTATTGTATAGTTTTTTGCCTATAGATGGTTTGATGAAATTTAATTCAGCAATTTCTATAAAAGAATCTTTGCACAAATAAGGGTCGGTATTCTTATTTGTAAAAGCTGTGTTAATTATTTGTGTCGCTGTTATCAGAGCCATCCTTTATTTTATTTTTTTCTATTAGTAAATCTTCTAATTCATCATCTGTTAATTCAGGTAAATGAAATATTTTTCTACCCTCTTGAACGGAAATGTAATCTGTTGGGTTAATAGCACCAAGCATTGTTACAGGTGGCTTATTAATTATATGTAGGTCACTTACATCATACCCCCCATACTTAGATAATAACTTCTTAAGCTCTCTTAAAATCATTTGCTGAGGCTCTCTAACAACAGTAGACATAACTATATCATATATAGTTAATATCTGTTGGTTGTTACCTAAAGAACCAGCAACCTGAATACCTGACAAAGCAGGATTCCACCTATGAGCAGAAATTATATTATCGTTTGTTATTGTCTGTAGTTCCATAAAAGAACCATCACTCGTATCATTAATAATCTGAACATGTGAAGCAGACTCTTCCCCATTCTTTGCAATAAATAACATTTTAGAATTGTTATTTTCTCCAGTCAGTTTATCTTTAGCTTCATCTATAAAATTTTGAGCCTCTTCTTCTGACATGTCAGCAGCCAACTCAATAATTGCAGATGGCATAAAACCATTTTTAAAACGAGTTAAATTAAACTTACCTATCTGTCCAGAAATCTTTATATGGTCTAAGGCTGCCACATAATCAGGCAAGCCATAGTAATAGTATGTGCTTTCATAATCTGAAAAACAAATTACAGCACGCTGAACACCCTTTTCGTATTTTCTAAATTTAGGGTAAATATCAAGTGTTCTTATTTTATCTTCACTCTTTCTTACATCAGCCCAGTTTGGGTGGAAAAGAATTTTATCATTCTTTTTACTAACCCTTGCTGTTGTAGCATCTTGATGGTAAACATTTAAGTAACCTTTACCCATCACTACTTCAATATAAGCGTTGCCAAATGTCCAGTAGTCAGAAACTACCTTTCTCATTACATCATCAAGACTATCACCATTGGCATTAACATCTTGTATATATTCCTTAAAATCTTCATTTAAAGTAGAAAAACCCTCACCCATAGTAAAGGTTGTTTTTGTATTTAAAATAGCTCTATGAGTAGCCGCAGACCTTGATAGCTCGCTTAAATGTTGAGGAAATAAATTATCATCCCCAAAAGGAATCCAAGCATTTTTTAGCCTATTAATATCTTTAGTTTCTTCTGGAGCATCTTGAGCTATATCCTTAGAAAATCCGTATGCCAGTAATTTATTTTTATTCGGTTTCTGGTAATACTTATTTTTCTTTGGTGTTGCTTTTGGTTTGTTTTGACTCATCTTTGTAGGATTTCTTTATTTTTTTATTGGAGTTTACAATAGGATTATTTTCTTTTACCAAACTAACGTAAGGTTTTTTCATATTATAAAGCTCTTCTAATAATAATTGATTTTTTGAAGCTGAGTTAATGTTTTCTTTTGACACAAAACTAAAACTACCTCTAACTTTACTGAATCTACCAAAAGAAATTATACCCTCACTATTAGAATCAAACCATTCTTTATCTAATTTATACATAGCGTTTTATTTAATTAAGAAACAAATATAATTAAAATTTGGGGGAATGTCAATCACTCCCCCAAAAATCAATATTGAAAATGTTTATCCCCAAGTATAAGGGTCTGTCAAATCTCCTGAAGCTGGGACTGTAATAGCTCCACTATATTCCATTGGATATTCTCCTGCAACACCAGATAGTTTAACAAGTGTACCATTAGCATCTTGTAAGCCTATTCCTGTAGTTTGTTCTCCTGAAGCAAACTCTAAATAAGATTCTTTTTCAAAAATTGAATCATATCCTAAAAGAAATTTATAAGTTGCAGCAGTTGGAGTTACACAGTCATCTGCATAAGTCTCAACGACAGCGTAAATACCACAACTTACTGTTAATTGGTCTAAAGCCAAATTAACCTCAGTAGTTACTTTAGGTATATAGAACTCAAGCTCTACAGTTATTAGTGTTGAACCATTTTCTCTTGTTGCATTTGCATTAAATCCTGCTGTTCCTCTATCAAATTCAAATCTATATGCGTGTGGAGTTGATGTAGTACCATCAGCTGCCACTGTAGGAAAAGCTGTTACCAGATTAGAAGCAGTAGTTACTGCTGGA